TAAAATTTCTGCGACCTGAGAACACTGAGAGGCGGCAGATTCTTTCGCATTTTCTACTTTCAAATAAACAACGTCGTGAATAAAGTATTGTCCGGTATCATCTGTAAAAACACAGGCTAAAACACTGTGGTCGCTTTTAGCAGATTTTCCGAAAGCAGGATCCCACCAAGCACAACCGGCAATCAATTTTCTGTCTCCGAGTTTAAGACTTGCCGTTTTATTTGTTTCCGTATAAATCAGATTTTCGCTATAACGGATAAGAGCGTTTGTATTGAACCGACTTTCCGTTAAATTGACGGGTTTGAGGAGCATTTGACTTAAAAATTTAAGATTGCCGGCTCTTTTCCGTAATGCTTCTATTTTTTCCGGAGGAAATCTTTCCGGCCAAGCGGAGACTCCTTTTTCATTTAAAATCGGCAGTTTAAATGTTTTAAAACTCTTCAAAAAACCGTTTTCGGATGTGTCGTAAATTGTTTCTGATGTGTGAGGGGTTCCGACATAAATCTGCATACCGCCCGGGACTAAAATGAAGTCCAGTTCAGAGAGTTTTTGCCGTAAATCAGTTCTTTTTGTCTGAGTTTCGCATGTTTTTGGAACTTCCACATCGTCGCAAATAATTAAATCGGCTCGGCATCCGGTGATGTTGGCAGATAATCCTCTGGCAATAACAGATGGGTCTCTGAGTTCACTTTCACGGCAAATTGTAAATCTGTCCGAAGCCCATTGGTCTTTTTCTGCCGGTTTTAAACCTTTTGTCAAAGGATGTTTTTCAATAATCCTTTTGATGTTACGAACCATTTTTTTTGCCAGTTCGTAATCAGCAGATAAAATCAGGATACGTGTATCTGAGGATATAAGAAGAACCCAAGCACAAAAAAGGCCGATAAGAGTTGATTTGCCGGAACTTCTGAACGCCATCAGAAGAACCTGAGTTTCTTTTTCTCTATGGCATTTTTCCAAAAAAGAGCATATCTTTTTATGGTGTTTCGGAACAGAGAGGTTTTGAACGGCATCCCAAATCCAAACGAATTCTAAAAGTGAAATATCAGTCGGTGATGTCATCTGTATCCTCCTCTTGTTGCAGGGCATTTCTGGCCTGAGCCAGCCAATTCGGAACAGTACTGTTATCATCCGAAGTTTCTACAAGGGCTAAGATTTTCATCATCATACAAATATGCGCTAATGCATTTTTGCAAGCACTGTGATAGGCTCCGAATGATTTAATATCCGTGCCGATATCTGCTTCCAGAAGACGGTACTCTTCAAAGACCTGTGAGATTTTTTTCGGAAGCTCTTGTTTTAAAAGGCTTTTAAAATCTGTGGTCATTTGAAAATCCTTTAAGAGAGAAGTTTACGTGCTTTTCCTAAAAAACTACCATTTTTAAGACTTTTCAGTTTGGAACGTAATTCAGAGGCTATTTCTGCATTTTTAAGTTCTGTCTCACTTTCTAAGGCTTTTTGTGTGGCTAGGGCAGAGCCTGTTTCGTCAGGATTAATACCCAGTGCACCGAGTTTCGCGCGAAGTGTTGCCTTTTTACTTTTCAGGAGATTTTGATTTTCCTGTTTTTCAATGCTTGCTTTGACTTTTGCTGCTCGTCTGTCTGCTTTGTTCGTATCTTTGATATAACTGTCAACGACGTCTCTGAATTTATCAAATTTATCTACTTTTGCCATTTTAGTTGCTCACTTTCATTTTTGTTGTAATTGAAACAATTTTGCATGCCGAAGGGGTGTCTGATTCTATTTGCCATAAAGGTGTCATCCCACTGCGACACCATCCGAGGGCATGAACACAAATATCCTGATTTTTAGGCTGTTGAGGTTTGTCTAAAATATAGGAAGACGATATAATCGGAAGAACATGTTCTAAAAAACCGTTTCCTGTATCAACACGCAGAGAAAGAGTGTTGATAACACGAAATCTTACTTCCACCAAACGAACGGCTTTAAGAGGTGCGTTGGCACTTGCACTATCTGCCGGCGGTAAAGGAATAATCGTATGTGTGTAACCAAGTCCGACTTCTATCCGATAGCATCCTTCATCTAACTGTATACTGTTTCCCGTAATTTCTCTGTCTTGCAAAATAGTGTCATCTGCTTTTATTTTGACAATTTTCCCCATAAGAGTTGCCATGCCGTACCAAGTCGTACATTTTTCAGATTCTTCACCTAAAAAGGCACAGTCCGTATTTAATGTATCGTCAAAGGTTTCTAAAAAGGTATGTGTGCCTCGTTTTACAAGGACATAGACGTTGTCGGAAACGGTTGTGACGGCTTTAAATTCTCCGGCTGTTTGTTGGTGACTCCAGGCCATAACTTCTTCGCTTCTGTAATTCGTCAGTGTCGCCATAGAACCGTCTTCCATGACAAAATAGATGAGACGTCTGCCGGCATCATAGGTTAAATCAATCGGCTTTTTTATTAAATGAGCGGAAAGCAGGGACATATTTTTTGCCTGATAAGCCTGTTCCAAATCTTCAAATAAAAACTCACGAATTTCCCGACCGTCGGCAGAGATAAAAATCGTAGCGCCTGAAACATCTAAGGGCAAAATGGTTCTGTAAAGCGGAGAGCCTATTTTGGTCTGTTGCTTTAATTGAATGTTTTGCGGTGTCAAAGGATCGCCCGAAACCATCCATTCCGAGCCGGAGGTGAAGACCTGTAAGTGTCTGCCTGAAACGTCAGAACGAATGGCGTTGACCTGATTGGACAAAAGAGAAAATGAAATGGCTTCGTCATCTAATCCGGTTCCCGTATCAAAATTCATGATTCTGAATGTTTTTGAAAACCAAAGTTTGTTGGGTAAATCCCGAGAGCCGCCTAAGACTAAACGTCCCTGATAAAATGTGACGCTTGTCGGATAGCCTCGGGCCGGTGAAAATGCCTGTTCCGTAAAGGTGGTAGAAGCAGTCGTATCGTCTAATTTTTTCTTGACGTTTGCCAATACCTGTACATCAGAAACAACGGTCGTTATTTCTGCTTCTCCATTGTTGAGACGAAAGCGAACGCCTTGATGTTCCGGTTTAAAATAGGCAGAAGAGGTGTTGAGTTGAATGTCTCCCGTCGTTCCCGTCGGTGTCATCAGAATCGTTCCGTCGTGAAAACTTTCAAACGGCATTAAAAGACTTGTTTTATCCTCACTCATCTCATAAGACCAAAGGGAAATACTCCAACTGACATCAGAGGTTCGTGTGATTTTGCAAGGAGCAATATCCGGATGGACGACAAGTAAAGTATCGGCACTTTGTGTCCATGATAAAAACGGGATTTCAGATGCACTCCAAGGGGTGGCAAGCGTGGCTGTTTTTTCCTCGTTTTTATAGACGTCCATTGTGTAGTCGGATAAGACAAGCAAATAAGTTTGTGATGTGTTAAACGAAAACGGAATTAAACGTATGGCACCATCTGTCGTTGCTATATAGCGCAGTCCTGCACGACGGCTGATACCTCCGATAGGATCTATGAAAACATTTTTTAAAGTAAGCGCTCCGTTTTCATAGGCTGTCAGGTCCGTTCTTCCTAAAACGTCAAGAGAAACTTCTCCTGATGAAAAGTTTGTTTTATGTGTAGATAGGATACTCATAACCTAACTCCTCGCAGAAATAAGCGGAAAATCCGTAATGGTCGTCGGAAAATCCTGTTGTGCGTCTATCAGTTTTGCTTTTTGAAAAGCCGAATCAAAGGCTTTGTTTAAAACCTCTGCCCGACTGGCGCTTTCCGTGAGGGGAAGACAAAATTCTGCCGCTAACTTACTGACAAGCAAGTCTGCAAAAAACGGCGGGAAATCATCTTCTTCGGCACGGAAAATATACGTCAGCATAACTTCTTTGGCATTTGTGTGAAGTTGATTTTCCGTAATACGGTAAAGAATGCCTTGTCCACGTCGTCCTGTTCCTGCCGAAATGGCACGCAGAAAATCTCTGGGCAATTGATAGGCGTATTCAAAATCGGCATAGGGTTTTTTCACAAGACGGGAAAGTTTTTTCTGTGTTGTTGCAAAACTCCAAGGATGACTGGATAAAAGGGCATCTCGGCTACTGTCATAAAGGTGAAAAGCAACTTCTGCTTCGGCTGTCCCGTCCGAAAAAGAAGTA